CAGTTAGAGTGCGGCTTCTTAAATTTGGTAGTGTAGACTCGTCTATAGAAGTATTAGGATCATCTACAGTTGTGGGTATTAAGTCCTCAAACCCTATATCTTCTAGAAGATTATTTACGGACTCAGCGGTTATAACCTGTGCCGTTATTGCTCTTGCTAGTTTAAGTTCGTCTATCTCTCCATTAACAATTATTTGAGCTAAAGAACTTTCTAGTCCTGATGCTAACGCATTAGTAACTGTATCAGGCAAAGACTCAAGAGATATACCCTGTCCTTCTAACTGCTCTCCAACTTTACCTAATCCTGCACGTACAAACTGAGTAACTCCTCCTGTTATAAACGCATCTATAGGATCTTCATCATATATTGCAGCAGTTGTAGCAGCCCTAGTACCTTCGGTTATCGCTGACGTTACTAAACGTCTAGTACCATCGCTTACTCCTGCCGCACCTAATTCTTCCCACGCATAAGTACCAGCGTAATCACTTACTCCTTCCGCTATTTGCCCCGATGCGTAAGATATTGCATATGCTTTAAGTGCGCCGTCTATACCTTCGCCATTTGCTAAAGCAGATGTAGCATCTACCATAGCGTATAATTTTAGCTTCATAGGTGCGGGTAATGGAGCCGCCATTATAGCTATCTTAGCTATAGTCTCTATTGGGTTATCAATAAAGCTCTGTATTTGAGCTTCTACAGATTTAATAATAGGTTTAAATATTTTATCGTTAACCCAAGACCCTACATCTAGTATAGGATCAAGAATCTCATCGTCGATAAAATCCCAAACGTCATCTAATGCGCCTGTAGCTTTGTCCCATACCCAACTCATGCCGCCACCTTCTTTTTAACGGGCAATAATAAAAACACTCCATACACAGGGTCTTTTTTGTGTTTTGCAATGTGTATATTGCCACCTAACTCTACTATAGAAGGATGGATTTTTTTTAACAGAGGTACAAGTCCCCCTGCATACTCCGCTTTAAACTCAGCATAGTAATGAGTAATACCTTTCCGCATAAGATACTTAGCAAAATTTAAATAGTTTTGAAGGGTATTTTCTCCGGTATCCACGTTCATAACGTGACCTTGCATCTGCGTACCTTTTTTCTCACGATGCCCTAGAAACACGGTGTTACCAAACTGCACAACATCTGCGGTAGGCAACGCTATTTCGGCAGCAATAGCATACCCAGCCGCGTCAATAGGAACTTTTCCAGTACCTACATTTTCCATAAAAGTAAGTATAACTTCTTCTTGAGGCGCTTTTCGTTGCTTACTATCTATTACTTTCATTACGTAATCTCAAGTATGCTAGCTACGACGTGCAGTCTATTGGCAGTGGCAGCGGTTACTTTTATTATCTCGCCTGTCTGTACTACCAACGGGGCGGTCAGTAGTTCTACTGTACCATTAGCACCAACGGCTTTAACCTTAAACAAGCTAAACACTGCACCAGCAGCATTAGTTAGGGTCACGGTAACAGTGTCTGCGTTACCAGAGTCTTCTGATACCAATATAGACTTGACGATGCCGGTAGTTAACGCTGCACAGGTATACAGTGTAGTTACACCCGTTCCGGTTAGATCGACCTTTGCATTTACGTATGTATTAGCCATTAGCTCATAAACCAAGTATTAGCTTCAGCCTGAAGGACAAGTGTATCATTCCTCAAGGCTTGGTCTAGTTGATTAAAGTACAGACGTAGGGAGTTGTTAAACTTCTCAAAAGCTATTTTAGAGTACTCGTCAGGAGGACTAGGCAGTAGTGGAGCAACAAACTCTACCCCGTAATTCGTAAAGTCTACAGACATTACCTTCTCCCATCAGGCCGCATATCTATGCGAGGTGAACCTAACTGCCACGTTACTCCCTGTGCTGTAGACTCTACCTTAAAGCTAACCTGCCTACCTCGCACACGCAAGAATATCTGTTCTGTAAACTCTTCAACAGGAGATGTAGCTGTCCTAGTTACTGACCCGCCACTATTACCACTCTCCGACAACGGGTCGTTAAACCCAGAGCCTGAGTTCTGCAACGCAGATAGAGACATACTAACAACAGGAGAGTCAGCCGTAGACCCATCAAAAGTCACGTCAGGGATCATACGCGACACTAACATAAACTTATGCCCATCATCTAGGTCAAACTGTGCAGACGTAATAGAGGCTGTTATAGCCGCTGTGGTGCCAGTTTCGGCATCGTCTAACCCTACTTCGTGTTGTACTAAGTTATTGCTGTTAGTAGCCGCTAGAGGAAAGTCTCGTATACCAGAGTCTAACCACGCTGTACGTGATAGCGTACCGTAGTACCATATCTGTTGCACGTAGTTGTATACAACGTACCTATCGTTTGTGTTGCTACTAGCAGAGGGGTAGAACCACCATATCTCGTCAAACCCTTCGTTAGTACTACCGAATATCTGCTGTATGTTGTCACGGTTTATATCGTCAAATATGTACCGCTTTACGTTACAAGGCAGTACTTTTACACCGCCGTCATACATGTAGAACTTGTCCTTACCAAACCAGTAAGCCACGTTATCGGCAACAGCTACACTGTTTTGAGACATAATAGATGCGTTCTCGCCTACAAGCTGCGCTGCCCATACAACAGGTGCGCCAACATACTGTAACGAGTACACAGAGAAATCAGTCCACACTAACAGTTCTTGTCTAGTTTGTTCGGCTGCAATTATCTCAGAGCCACGAGACAGCCTAAGATCACCTGCCTGTGTTGTTGCCGTAGGTGTCCAGTTAGTAGCATCTTCTTGGTCAGACCATCTAATAAGCATAGGGTCTTGTGTAGTAGTTCCTAACGTATTAGCACCGAAGCAAAACACAAACCTGTTAATATCTGATACGAGTATTATGTTCTGTGCTGTAGGTACATTAGATGCACCAGCCTCTGCGCTAAGTAACGTAGCGGGGTTTCCTAGAGGAGTATCGTCAGAAGCGTCCCAGAAGTACAAAGGACTGCCCCTAAACCCAAGTATTAAGTCTTCTCCAAAATTACCTTGGCTCCATATACGAAGGCTTTCTGTACTAGCTCCCCCGTTACCCCACGTACCTTCGCCCCACGTACCTGCGCCCCAACCTACTAATGGAGACTCTAGTGATACTCCCGTATTAATTTGGTATACAGCCGTGACCGTACCGCCACCTGTAGCAGACGAGCTAGCAGTTGAAGCTGCTGTAATAGTGTACGTATTTCCGGTAGCGTAAGTTATCTGAAACTCACCGTTAAGTGTAAGCCCCCCTGCCGCAGAAGCGTCACTAAAAGTAACAAAGTCACCGTTACTATACCCTCCATTAGCATCAGTAACGGTAACAGTCGCAGAACCACTAACAGTAGTAAACGGGTTTGTAAGCGTGACAGTAGCGCGTATAGGCGTAATATCGTAATACGCCCCACCATCCTCTAAGTAATATTTAAGGTGTGTCCCTACACTGGTTATAGTTAAGTTAACTAAAGTCACCCACGAATGAAGTGACCGACATATACCTAGAAAAGTGTTAGAAGATATACGCTCCCACCCACCAATCTTCTCAGGCATACCTTGACGGAACCGCACCTTATCACTTTCGTACCATCCACCCTCACTCGTATACCGTGTATTCTCGCGGTTAACTCCGGGTTTTAAGGCTAATTTTTGTAGCGGCATAGCTCACCTACACTTTAGTCCAGTCTTTGTTCTGCCATAGTAATGCTTCTGCTTCTCTACGTCTAACTAACCCGTCTAACACCTTACCTCCAGCCCTGTTCCAACGTTTTATCTGGTGGGGTATATCAGCACGGCTGCTATCAGTATCGTCGTTGATACGAACCAGCAAAGTAGATTCAGCAAGGTTACCTCCACCAAGATTGTACACCCAAGATACGAGCGCATCGAACTCATGCTGTTGAAGAGGTACATTGACTTGTTTGTGTACAATTTTTTCAAATTTAAATAAGTCGTCTGCAAGTGAAGTCTCAGCCTCGTCTTGCGTACAGGTAGCTCCTTCCTTAACTCCCTTAGTTGTTCCAAAACCGATTGTCCATACTCCCGCACTACACTGATACGCATCTAACCTACAGCCCTCAAATTTTTTAATAAGGGCTATGCCCTCGCCACTAGTCTTCATTTAGCTTATCAACTCTTTCTTTTAACTGCTCAATTATAATACGTTGCGCTTCTATCTCTGTTTTTTGCTTTAACATTAAGACACGAAGACGTTCTTCATCATCAATTTGCGGCATAGGGAAAGGTAAGATCATTTTTCTCTGCTCACTCTCTGTACTTTCTCGACAGACCTCATAGCTCCTAACCCAAGCATACCCATCAACACCGGCATCATTGTAGATGTCTCGATCAAGGGTATCACAATGCCCGACTCAGCTAATGCAAGGCCAAAGTTTGCCATAGGTATCACAATAAAGTTTGATGCCATACCGAGTACGCACACCCAACCAACTGCGGGTCGCCAACCGGCTACAAACATACTACTACTTGCGGCCTCAACTTTGTTAACTTCCAGTTGCCCTTTTGCAAGTTCCTGCGCGTGGCGAGTAGCCATCGTATTGATCTCATGCGCCAGAGCATTCTTAGCGTCTTTGTCTTCAATAAACTTATCTAACAAACCCACAACTGGGCCAACCAGAGACTGCAACATATTTGCCCCCTACGCCGTGTTAAGAACTTCCATAACAGTCACCAGTATGGAGCCTACACTTGTTATACCAGCACCCATCCATTTCAGCCACTTCTCCGCCAAAACCTCAATGCTATTTGCTTCATCTCTACGCCGTCTTTCTTCCGCCGCTCTCATCCGCTTACACTCGCTTTGAAACTTCAGCCAATCGTCATAAAGGCCCGGTCTTCCTGCGTAAATCATCCACTCGCGTATCCACTCTTCTTGTTTTTTTAAACGCTCAAGTTGCATAAAGTTTTCAAGATAACTACCCTTACGCTTCTTGTTTGCCCGCCTCGATATGACCGACTTTGAGTTAAAATAAGTGGCACAACTATCGCTAACATCATACAACTCTCGCCCATTTTTTAAAGCAGACTTAATCGTATTAAACGCGGCATTGGCGGCTTGCACCTCTGCCAACATAAATCACTTCCTGCTCATATAGGCCGTGGCTCCGAAATACGCTCCACACACACTGGCTTGGGCAATGTAAAATAATCCTAACAGATCGCTCAAAGCGTTTACTCTGCTGTCGGGCATGATGGGCAACATAAGAAACACTGAAAACAGCACCATGCTTGCCATCGCTACCCACGCCATATGCTTCTGGCTGTCAGCTTTCTCCTCTCGCAGTTCAAGCTCTACTAACTGCTGATGACGTTCAAGCTCTTCGTCAGTAACCGTGCCGTCGCCGTCTAAATCGTACTTCGCGTACTTGCTGGATGGCTCTAGCTTCTTGGGTGTCATGGCAGCCACAACTTTATAGCGAAGACAAACAGCAACAGGCAAATCATAATCCACAGAAAAGCGTCAATGGCAGGTGGCTTCTTCACTGGGGCATCCACTTGAATAAGGCTATGACGCTCAATATAAACGGGTACATACTCCACAACATCATTTCTAAGCGGTCAAACCGTTTAGT